CTTGGTGCATATCATAATATTTGTATTCTGCTAATCTACCACCAAATATGACTTTGTCTTGACTATCGGCTAATTTTTTATACTTTTTATATATCTCATTATTAGTTTTATCATTTACAGGATAATATGGTTCTACTCCCCTTTCATAAGGTTGTGGGTATTCCCAACTAACATAAGTTCCTTGTTGATTTTGATTATCAAAATGTTTGTGCTCTATAACTCTTGTATATGGTGTTTCTGAGTCCGTATAGTTCATTAATGCACACCCTTGATAATTATCTTTTGATTTATACATCTTACTCATCCAATGTAAAGATTTGTATTCCAAATCACCATACTTGTAGTCAAAATACAAATCAATCGGACCTGTATAAATTACTTTATCACCTAACCCATCCCAAAAGTCTTTTTTGTCAAAATAATCTGTATTTGTAAATACTTCAATACCTTGTAACAATCTTTCAAATATCTGAGTGTATCCACCAATTGGTATTCCTTGATACTTGTCATTAAAATAGTTGTTATTGTAAGTAAATCTAACAGGCAATCTTTTGATAATTGACTTTGGTAACAACTTAGCTGGCTTCATCCATTGTTTTTGAGTATAACCTTTTATTAACTTTTCGTAAATGTCTTTACCGACAAGAGCTTGTGCTTGTTCTTCTAAGTTAGTAGGATTACCTTCAAACTTCTGTGATTCAATTCTTTCTTTTGCACCTTCGGGAGTTCTAACACCCCACATTTTATTAAATGTATACATATTGAAAGGTAATGGATATATCTCACCTTTATAGTTTGCAACTATATTAAGTTGAAACTGATGAAAGTCTACAAACTGATTTATCCAATGCCAAATCTTTTCATTATTTGTATGAAATATGTGTGGTCCATATTTGTGTACATGAATACCTTCTATTTCTTCAGTATAACAATTACCACCAATGTGGTCTCGTTTTTCAATAACACAAACCTTTTTACCTTTTTCTTTGAGTTCGTATGCACATACTGCGCCAAAGAAACCTGAACCAACTATTACATAATCATACTTACTCATTTATAGTCTATTATTATTTAGTGCCTCTGAATGTAATTCTTTTGGATAAGAACTTGTGTCGTAGTACGCATCATCTTCAATTAAAAACTGAAATCTTGGGAATGGGTTTTTTCTTTTTACATCTATTAACATTCGTGTACATTGTAACATTTTATGATAATGTTTTCTGTCTTTATGTATTTCTGCTAATCTAAGATAAGACTCATTTCTAGCTGAACAGAATTCTACACTTTTATAGTACCATTCTATTGCTTTATCTATTTCACCAATTAGTTTATATGCTCCTGCGATTCCAAAACAACACCAATAACAAAACTCATCGTTTTTATTGTCAATATAACCTTGTGTTTTGTAAAAGGGATTTATTTGATAAATGTATTGTTTAAAGTAAAATATACATCTTCTAACATATTCCTTTCGGTGGTCTTCACCAAATGGAAACTCATCTCTAAGAGTATCATAGTAAGACTTTGCTATGTAAAATAAATGGTATCTATCCTCTAATACTTTTTTATTAGGTATTGTATCGAGTTCTAAGTTTAGTGCGTCTTTTAAAAACTTCATAGGTGACATCCATGTTTGACCATCATTAGTTAAAATATGTCTGAACTTACTATCTAATGATTCTCTTTGAAATCCTTCACCAATATCATCTCTATCTAAATAGATTGTTTCGTGTGCTTTTTCAGGATAAAATCTCCAAGGTTCTTTTGCGTTCCAAATCCAAGTTCTGAAATATTTTATACCAGGTCCTTGACATGGTACATTCCAACTTTGTACTGAGGTGTCATTAAATACTGACCAATCGAAGTCATCATCAACTTGTAATACTTCATCTGCGTCAACTCTTAGAATCCAATCACATCCATGGTCTGCCTCTAACGCAGTTCTTACACAATGGTCTCGATTTATACCATGTCCCTTCCACCAATCTAATTGATATAAGAAACCAGGTATTCCCTTTTCGTTAAAAAAGTTTTTAATTATGTCTTGAGTTCCATCAGTTGAACCATTGTCTTGAATAACCCAATAATCAATGTATGGATATACACTTTCCAACATTCTCTCAATAACATGAGATTCATTATTAACCATTGTGTTAAAACAAAACTTTGCAGTTGTGTTTTTCATAACTAATTTCTAATTTTTAAGCAGATAAATACTCATTAAGATTTTTAACACCAATGTGTCTTTTAACTTCTTGTCCACCTTCCAATAATACTACTGTTGGTACACTTCTGATTCCATACTTCTGTGCGAAGTCTGGTTGTTCATCTACATTTATTTTATTTACAGGAATAGTGTTACTCACTTGTTCCATTACGGGACTCAACATCTTACATGGACTACACCATGGTGCTGAAAAATACAAATATTCTTTCATTTTATTTACCTATCTTAACCATCGCAGGATACACAATCAGGGTCCAATGCTCGTGCTGCGATATCACCACGAAGGACGGACTCTGTTCTCATATAATATAAAGTTTTAATCCCTTGTTTCCATGATTCCATAGTGACTTGATTAATCCACTTTGGACTTGCTTCAGATGGAAACGCCAGATTCAACGAAACTGATTGGTCAATATATTGTTGTCTAACGCCTGCTTGTCTAATTAATTCTAACTGATTAATTTCTTTGAAAGTCTTAAATACATCTTTGACCCAAAACACTTGGTCTTTATCAAATGCCTCTTGAGGAATGTCTTCTCTTTTTAAGAGTTTTCCATCTACATATCCCCAATCATCCAATTCTTTTATATCTTGAACCGAACCACCATCTTCTAAAACTTTATCCCAAGTTGCCTTTTTATTTATACCCACTTTTCTAAATACCTTTTCTAACTCAAGGTTTTTACGGATGAATGTTCCCTTTGCCGTTTGTTCCGTAAATACATTGGAAGGCCAAGGTTCTATTCCTGCGGATACATTACCACTTAATTTAGAATTAGAAACAGTAGGAGCAATTGCTCTTAAATGTGTGTTTCTAAATCCACTATCTTTACACCATAATGGTTCACCATACTCGGTAGCTAAATCTCTACTTGCTCTTTCTGATTCTATCTTTAGTTGGGAAAAAATCTTACGAGTTTCAAATTGAGCAGGTAATCCTTCAAATGAAATACCTTTTCTTTGTAAGTAAGTATGCCATCCAAGAACACCTAATCCTAATGCTCTACCTTTTTCTGCTGAACGAACTGCGTTTTCAAAACCTCTCATGTTTTTTGCTTTCTGTAAAAACTCTGAAAGGACACCATCTAAGAAATAGATTGATGTATAAATTAAATCTGTATCTTTCCACTCATCATACTTTGCTAAGTTGAGTGAGGATAAACAACAAACAAAACTATGTGACTCATCCGTATGTAGTACAATCTCAGAACAAATATTTGTCATAAAGACTTTTAGTCCGTTTGCTTTATACATTTCAGGATTTGCTTTGTTTACATTACCCTTAAACATTATATAAGGTTCACCTGTAGCTTTTCTCTTTTGAAGTACTTTACCCCATCTTCTTCTTGCTTCAGGCACACCATCTTCTAATTTTCTCATGAACTTATCACCAACAACAATACATTGATGTAGATTCATACATTGTCTGTTTACATCACCTTTAGGTTCTCTAATTTCAATCCACTCATCAAAATCTTCGTGTTCGATGTTTAGATTTACAGATGCCGCACCTCTTCTGACTGCACCTTGATTTGTTGCAAGGATTGTAGAATCGTAAATCTTACAAAATGGTACAACACCATCTGATGTTCCGTTTTGTGTAATATTAGAACCTGCAGGTCTAATCTGATTTACACCGATACCAACACCACCACCATGTTTTGCAAGTAACATCATTTCTAAGTTTTTAGTACCAATTTCGTAGATACTATCACCTACATCAATACCAAAACAACTAATTGGTAATCCTCTATCGGTGCCAGTATTAGAAAGTACAGGAGAGGCTAGATTTAACCAACCTTTCCAAATATAATCAAAAAACTTCGAAGCAAGTTGAGGTTTGTTTAGTCTTCTTGCGACTGCCGTTGATACTCTCCAATATGCGTCTTTGGGTTTTTCGCCAGGAAGTAAATAACCATTTGATATTGTTTTTACATAGATTTCGGTGTTTGCCCAAACGGGAAAATCCACACCAACTTCCCAACCTAAATTTTCTGCGTGATTTTTCATAACTAATTTTTCTTAAAATATGTCGTCCCAATCTTCACCTTCATTTGCCTTACTATAATCAGTAGGTCTGATAGCGAAGAAGTCCGTATGTGTTTGTCCACCTGTTAAGTGGTAGAACCAATCTAAATTACCTGCTTTTTCATCATCAAAGTCAAAGATAGCATTATATCCTAACTCTTTTAATTTAGAATTTGTTCTTGATTTAATAAACTCTTTTAAATCATCTGCCTTTAAATTTTCTAAATCACCCATCTCAAACATCTTATCAATGTACTTCAACTCAAGTTCTACAATTAATTTTGCAGCCTCTTCGATTGAGTCTTTACATTGGTCTAATAATTCAGGGTATTCTTCACACATATGTCTAAATAATTGACAACCCATCTTAGAATGTAAAGATTCATCTCTTACACTCCATTTCATTTGCTGGCCAATACCTTTTAACTTATTTCTCATTTGAAATGAATAAAGTACTGCGAATGATGAATATAACGCCACACCTTCTGTAAATGCTGAGAATATAGCGAGTGATTTTCCTACTTCTTTTCTTGCGTCTGCATTATCTTTAAGGTCTTCCCAAGTGTATCTATTTGTTATACTTGCAAGATTCTCAAATCTTTCTGCGGTTGCTGGTTCGTGTAGGAATGCTTCAAAGTCTTCTAATCCAAGAGACTCGTTTAAATATGAATATGCGGTTGCGTGAATGGTTTCTTGTGAACCAAACATCATTGCCATTTGTTTTATTTCATGTTTTGGAAACCACTCTGTCACCCAACCTGTCCAATAATCTGATACTGCACATTCGGTTTGTGCGAATCCAAGTAAGATATTACCGACTAAATTTTTTTCTTCTGGTGTAAGATGTTCGTTCCAATCTTTTATATCACCTTGCATTGGTATTTCTGTATGTAACCAAAATGCTTGTGCTTGTTTTAACCAACCTTCTGTATAGTACTCAGGGTACTCAAAAGGTTTAAACGGAATACGATTATCAAATAATCCCATAGTAATTTTATAGATTTTAAATTAAACTTTTATGTTATAGTCGGTGATAATATATATGATTTAAAAATCAATACCATCCGACATTTCTTTATATTTTTGCGCTAATTCTTTTCTTACTAAACTCTCCCCTTGTTTCATCTGACTTGTAGTCTTTCTACCATCAATGGAATCGTCATTGTAAATATGAATTTGGCCTGTCGAGAAGTTTGCTTTAGATGGGAATGTCATTCCATCAGGTCCAAACCTATTTTTTATTACATGCCATCTACCTGTACCTGCGAGTTTATCTTCTATTTTTCGAGATAAAGATACCACAAAGTCTGCGGTCATCATTTTAGAAAATGAACCTGCTATTTTTGTACCTGTAATAATGTCATCTTCTGCTCCACTTCTATTAATTTGTGAGGCAGTGTAGACAGGCACCTCGTACTCACCTGCCATACCACGAAGGTCTTCTATAATCTCTTCCAACTCTTCGTGTCTTTTTTCTTTTGTAGGCCCTCTCAATAAGTCTGCATAATCTACAATGACTACATCAGGTTTTTTACCTTGTAAAATCATTTTGTCCATATGAGCCTTTAGTGAAGTTACACTAGCGGTTTTGGTAGGATAATGTTTTACAACTAAGTCACCACTAACAGAATTAACTGCTTTTGTAACATCTTCCATGTTGTATTTCAAATTACCAACGGCGACACCACTTAATACGGCGTCATATCGTTGACCCACATAACCTTCATTTAATTCAAGAGTGTAGTGTGCAACTATCTTTCCTTTCTTCATTGCGTTGACTCCGATGTTAATCAGAGACCACGATTTACCAATGCCGGGAGGTGCTGCAAATAAAATTAATTCACCCTTACCAAAACCACCTTGTGTAATTTCATCAATAACTTGCCAACCAGTAGTAACCACATTTCTTACTGTATCTTCATATCTTTCTACAATCATAGATTTGTATTCATGACCAATATCAGAATCTTGACCTGCTTTCATTGCGGTATCAATATTCTTTTTGATTTGGTCATACTTACCATTTTCTAATAATGGTACTGAATCTAAGATTGCGTTTTTAATAGATTGATTTTTACAGAAGTCAAGGATTTCTTCTTTAACAAAGTCCAAATCACCACTTTCTAAATGATTCCAAGCAAACTTCAATGTATCAATCACCGAGGTTTTTAATACATCTCTTTCTATTGGATTTATTTTAACTTTGAGAACATCTAAGGTTGGCATTTTCTCAAACTCGTTAAAATATTTTAGGATTGTTTTTACTAACCACTCCGATGCCTCAGAATCAAAATATTCTGGTTTCATAATATCGTAAATCTGTCTTGTAAAAGACCTATCAGATAATATCGCAGATATTACTTTGTTCTGAAATGAGGTACTAAACTTACTTCCTAATTTTTCCATAGTTTACTAATATACGAAATTATTTTTTAATATCAAAGTGATTCTTAAGATAATTGTCTAAAGATGTAAATGAATTTCTTAACCAAGAATCTACATTTGCAAATGCAGTATATAGTTTATCATACATAAACATCTTTTTGAACTCAACAATGTTTAGTTGAGGTTGGTGTACATCCATCAACTCTCTAACATTAGATTTAATTGATGATGATATATCAGGGTCAGATAATTGCATAAGACCATAGTTCATATTGATAGTATCTAAATTATCTTCAAGTTTTTTTGCCAACTTATCATCACACTCTGAAGAACATTTCTCAATGAATGTGTCTAAAGAAAGGTCATTTTCAGTTAAAAACTTCATTTTAGATTCAATTGTTTTGATACCAACACCATTTACACCTTTTATATTGTCTGATTTATCGCCCATAAGAACTCTGTAAAATATTAGATTTTGTGGAGTTACTCCATAATCTTCTACAACTTCTTTTTCGGTGTACATTTTCTTTTTTGTTGGTGTAAAAACTTGAATCCTTTTATTTACTAATTGTAAAAAGTCCTTATCAGATGATAAAATTGTTACTTCTTTTTTAAAGTAGTGATTTGCCAAGTATGCAATTATATCATCTGCCTCTACATAATCTATATAAGTCATTGTG